TTTTACATATCCAGTTAAATCTGTACTGTATTCTGAGATAGTTTCTGCAAAATTGATATAATTTCCATCATACAAATCTTGTTTTGTAAATGCTAATTTAATTTCGTCGGAATCAATCCTTTTAGCATATAAAGACAGACCTGTGTAGATCCCAACATTGTTTCTAAAACCAACTGTTCCTGGAACCACTTGAATGGTATAATTTGAAACAGTGACTAGTTCTCCATCATAGAGTTGATGACTTCCTAAAATTGATGTGGAGATGCCAGCAGAAGGGGTTTCTAGAGCAAGAGTGTACTCTCTCTTGTAAGAATTAATATTTCCTAAATTGAACCCGTTAGAGGTCAAATAATAGTTATCAGAGTCTTCATAAGAATTTTGAATGTTGATAGAAAACTTTTGATTTACTTCCGGATAGTTGGAAGAAAATGATTTGAATACCTTCCTAAACAACTTAATGCTGTGTCCGATAGACAATTGCGAAGTGCCATTAAGAGTAAATCCCTTTTCGGTGACATTACTGACTTCAGCATCATATAATTTTTGGTTTAAAGTTTTACTATAAACTTCTACAATATCTCCATTTCTCAAATAATGTTTATATTGAGTCTTTACTTGACCTGAATTTTTATTAATTCCAAATTTACCAGAAGGAATGGATGAATATACTTTACCTACAGTAATAATTGATGGGATATTATAAACTAATGACTTGGTAAATTTATTTTCTTTAATTTCGCCAATATTATCAATTTTTAATAAATCATTTTTAGTCGCAAGAATAGTATTAGAAGTGTCAATTTGAGAAATAGTATTTAATAATCTAATCTTTACCAACTTATCAGAATCACCATTTTCATAAGAATATGCAAAATTTTCGGCATATATCGCAGAAGAAGAACTAATGTCTTCCGTGATATTATAACAATTTAAAAATTCAGTATTTGTCTTATCTTGATAATCAATAATTAGATCTCCAAAAACTAAAAATCCTGATTTTGGAAATCCTATTGTAGAAACTACAGGAATAGTTGTACTACCTGCCAATACATTTTCGGTACAATATGTTTTTGGAGTAATTTTAAACTCTCCAAAAATAGATCCTTTTGGATTTAAGTTATTTGAATAACCAGAGAAAATATCAATATTATAATATTGATTTCCATCTAGTGATGCTGAACTTACTTTATAGATTGAACCATTTGCAGACAAACCACCTGTGAAAGCATACTGATCCTGATATAAAGTCTGTCCGTTTAGTTTTAAAGGATCACCATTAACTGCTTCTCCAATAAATCTCTCTACTACGATCCACTGATCATCTGATGGAGTGAATAGGAAGTCTTTTGGTTTGATGATATCAATCTCTTCACCGTACAGAACCTTAAACAGAATTCTAAATGCTTCGTCTGTTCCTTTGGTCTGATAGAAGTTTTTTACCTTACTAATAAAATTGGGAGCATCAATTCTGGGGTCGAAATCAAACTCCTCGAACCCAGGAGAAAATTGATACTTAATTTTTCTGAAGAATTCTAATAAGAATAAGTTACTTAGATTATAAACTGTTGAAGTATTTTCGTGCTCGTCTACTTCGGAAGAAGAGAACTTCAGATATTCTGGTGATGTTGGATCAGAAAGAGATTCTACTCCACTAAATCCTCGGATACACCCAGTAAATTTGGGACTATTGATATAAAATGCATAATTATTGGTATCAGAATACCCAAAATCAGAGGTGCTGTCTAAAACAGTGTTTAATAAAGTAACAGACGTAGAATCTACTGATTCTATAATTAGAGTTTTGTTTATGGATGGTATATTAAAAGGTCTTCCAATGTATAAACTGGTATCTATTCCAGACACATAGGCAACGTTAGATCCAACTGATATCGTACAAATTCCAGTTAAATAATTCTCCTCAATTCCAGTATAGGTAATGATCTCATCGTCAATCTTGAGAAGACCATATTGACTAGGCCAACCGTGTGTGGAATCTACATTGATGACATCATCAAAATAAGAAACTTCTTGAGTTGTTACAGTTGATTTAATTAAGTTTGTAGAATCAAAACTGTCAAAATTTTTATAGTCTACTAAATTCTCAACAAGGTCTATAGTAGCACCTTGATATTCCTGAGAAATATAATATTGTTGTAAGAACTCGACTAAATTTGGATTTTCGGTAAGAATAAATTCTGGAATTTGATTCTCAACTACATCACTAATTTTGACTACTTTTTTATCTTGATTCATTTTAGTTTCTTATTTTTGACTCTGTTGTATAACTTGATTCGGGGTTAAATCTACTTCCAGACGAATTCTCACCAGATGAAATGATGTCCTTCACAAGTGAAATTTTGCTACTTCCAACATCAAGTTTTAAATATACTGATTTTCTAGCAATAATATCGTTGGAGTAAGGGGTTGCCTCAATTTGAATAATGTCATTTTCAACAGATGTAGAACTTACATTTATATTATCTATACGTATTTCACCAGTGATATAATCTACTGTACCAACAGAAGTTGTCTCAATAACAACCTTATTATTTTCAATAGAGAATAGGAATAAGGTTCCAGTTTTTAAATCGGACTTTGGAGTGTCTGAAATATAAAGTGTCTTAGAATTTCCTTGAATTTTAAACCCAGTAGATCTTATATTGTATCCACTTGGCGAAACATTAAATCTATTTTCAAAGCAAATTTCATAATTAGTTGGATTCTTGATAATACCAATATTCCTTCTAATTATAACTCTAGTAATGTTTGACGTAATAGCATCATTTGTAGCATCTATTGATCTCAATGCCTTACTATACTTAAATCTTCCACCAAATCTATTCAAATCTGAAGAATTTGAGTAAGAATCTAGTGATGTATAAACTTGCGATTCCAGATCACTAACAGAATTCACTAAATTTGAATTATAATAAACTGTAGAATCCAATTCTACGTATAGTACATTAATATCAGTAAATCTGACTTTAATTCCTGCTACACTATATTGTTTTAATGAATTTAAGATTGATTGTTTTGTAAATTCTGACAAATAATCAGAATTTTTTGGTTTAACTGCCAAATATACTGTTCCATATTCTGGTGGAGTGAGTTCTTCACCCCCATAAGCAGTCACAGATTCTACATTTGGGAATATAGAAGGTAAAAGTGCCTCATAATCATTTGCTGTTACTGCTCTATACTGCGATGCATACAGTCTTGGAGCATAATAACGTACAGATTCGGTAGGTTGAATGCTATCTCCGTTCTCTGCTGCCGAATTTGTGATGACTGAACCAACACTTCCACTTAAATTTGATGAATCTTCCCCAACTAGTGTGCCTGAAAATGTGAAATTTGAGGCACCATTGCCATCTTTTCCATCTGTAGTGATATAACTTACTGTAATGACACTTCCATTCTCAGGTTTTTTACCAAAAATACCATCTCCAAAGAAAATTTCATACTTTTCGTCAGAAATTTCCTGAACCAAGAAGATTTGTGATTGAGAATTGATGCCAATTATGTTATCTACGTAAGAATATTGCTCTGTTGTACCATTTACCGCAACTTTTACACGAATTGTTGAGGTATCAATGTATGGATTTGGTAAAATATACTTCTGATTTGGTTGAGAATTATCAACTGTGAAGGTTTTTGTTAAAAATGTGCCCTGATAGATGTCAATTTCACTTAAGAATGCTTCCCCATCATCAATACCAACTGTAATATCTTCAGGAATTGAGAAAATGTATGAAGTATTTCTCTGATTTCCAGTACAAACAATCCCTGCCTTGAGTGTAGCAGTCTTTAAATCAGTATTTTCTAGTCCAGATGCTAACATTGAGACATTTGCCTTTGCTGCTCTTCTAGATAAAGGCACAAATCCAATGTTTCTTGCCAAAGAAACTACATTCTCTCGAAGTGTGGCACTATCCAAGAAGGATTCATTTGCCACCATATTACTGTTATATGCAGTAATATAAGTGTTGTAGGCAAGAATATCAATCAGGACAGATAAATTAGAACCTTCAAAGTCAAAATCTGTAAAGGTGCTATTTGACCTAAGATAATCTTTAATGGATGTTTTGACTAGATCAAAGTCTAGATTTGTAAATTGAGTAAATGCCATTAGTATCTTGTTGGTTGTAATACGAAGGTTATATTTTGTGTAGGAACAGCAAGTCCAACAATGTCATAAATGATGAAAACCTCCATCTCATTTTGGTCTGCCCTTAAATCAACATTTACTTGCCTTAAATTAACTCGTGGTTCGAAGTTATTAATTGTAGTACTAATCTCTTCTGTGATTGGATCGACAATTCCAGAATCTGCAAGTTCAAATAACATTGATTCCACATTTGATCCCAGAAGAGAATTAAAAAATCTCTCACCAATTCTAGTACGAACTAGATTGATGACAGATCTTTTAATTGCATCTTCATTTGTAATCACAGCAATATCATTGGTTACAGGATGTCTTTTAAAAGACAAACTGATATCTTTAAAATATCTTGATACTGCAGATTCTACTGGCACTTTATATTAGGAATATAATACTTATATTTATTGTGGTTTACCATAAGAAGGTTCAGTTCCATACTCCCAATCATCGTAATCTTCATCATTACGAATTCTCTGGTGAAGATCAGTTTGTTCTTTCAAATGATGCTTCTTCCCAATGTCATCATTTACAATTTCTTGAAGAACTCTTTTTTCATTGAGTGCATTATAATCTGTAGTCAGTTTTGTTGTACCCCACATTTGGTACATATAATCTTCGTTTCGATCTACTGGTAAGTTAGACATTTTGCTTCCTAATTCGATGTGAATTAGAACTTTTTACGGGGTTGCTATCCCGAAATCAGAAATATCTTTCCTGTGAAGAGTTAAGTTTTTTTGAATTCTAATATCTGAATTTTTAAAAGTCCAACAGTATCCACCATTATCTAGGAAGACAACCCATTCAAGGTCGTGTTCTTGAGAACGATCAATTAAAAAAAATGCCCAGCCTGGACCTTTTGGGGTCAGGACTGGGATTTGTGGATCAAGTTGAAGCATTAGTTGCCTTGACCTCGATAACGTTTCTTTGCTCCATTACGAGATGAAGCAGAAAGTTTTGTATTTTGAGAACAACCTTGACGAGTTTTTTTGGGTTTGCTCTCAATGATTACTTTACCATTCAATGAAGGACGTTTTGCCATAATTCATTCTACCTCAATACTTTTACATTCTACCATAAGATCCTCTGGTTTGGGAACCCCTGTCTCATAAAATTGTTGAGACAGGTCATCCATTGCATCCATTAGATCCTCTTCAGAGAGATCTTTATAGATCACTCTACCATTACAAAGAATATCAAATAATTCTTGTTTTTTCATGTCCTACTCTAATTTTTGGATGACACCAAATTTCAAAGTCACATTTACGAATTGCATCAAGACAGAATGATACATCTTCACCACACATATCTTGAACCTCACCAGAATCAAAGACTTGCATCTGAGGAGCAAACCAAGGATACTTCATTTCAGGATGCTCAAACACACCTTTCTTAATCAGTACCCAACCAAATCCAGTATAATCAACAGTGAATGGTTTCTTTCTATTAGAGATAGTATCAACCATCTCATGATTCATGACACCACCATTGTTCTTGAAATCATCTTCATCCAACCAATGAGCAACTGAAGTAGTTCTACCATCCTCTGTTGCATACCAACCACAAGCAATGTCCTTATCCATCTGTACCAGTCCCCAGAAGGCATCAGCATTGAATACAATGTCACTATCAATCCAGAGTTGATAATCATACTCCAGACGTCCTTGCCAAGGAATTTGATCTGGTCCTGCAAGAACATTGGCACCAAGTACCTTACATCTTGCAAAGTTCACCATTGAACTATAATCTTGTGAGATTTGAATACTGGCACCTGTTTGAACTAAATCAAAACAAAGTTGCACAAAGTTCTTCAAAAAGATATATGATACCCCACGTCCTGGTAAACAAAATACAATTTTCTTACCCCTAATGCGTTCCTTACACTCCTCAAGATTATAAAGGGGTTCTTCTACATCTTCAGGAGGATTCTTTGCCTTTACTGTAAATCCTTTTGCCATAAAATTTTCAATGTTTGATATACACGTGTATCAAGTCAATGATACTACCTTATTTATTCTGAGTCAATACCCCTATTGTAAGAGATTAACCGCCCAACACAATACTTAATCTATAAGATCTTCCAATTCTTTCATAGTATCCTCTGTAAAAGGTATTGTTTCTACCTTACCAGATTCAATATCTTCAACCATCTGTTGCAGATATTCCAGAAACTCCCTGGGATAAGTATTGTCCTCACCAAGTGACACCCAGAACCATTCTAGACATTCTGTGTAAGGGTCATCCTCTTTGAGTAATGCATAATCCTTATAATTCCCTGTCATTAAATCAGACCATATTCTATATGCCCCTCTGATAGATTGCCACCCACTCATCCAACAATGACCAATCCAATACTCAAACCAATTCATTTTCCTGCTTTCTTACGATTAGCAAATTGTAGATAAGTCTCACCTGGCATTAATCTTTTACTATAATCTGGTTTCTTCTGTACTGATGTATCATCCCCACGATCTTCACGTGCTCTCATCTTATTGGCAGATCCACTAATCTTACGATCCTTCTTAGGATCTGGATCCCACCAATCCCCAGCCTCATTTAAAAATTCTCTGAAACTTTTCATAATCCTTTTTTAGATATTTATTTCTTATCACATACAATCACAAATTCCTCTACCTGGAAATCTGTAGATAATCCTGCACTAATCATCTGGGATATACCTGTGAGAGTCTTTTGACACTCATTCAAAGTTCCCTCACAAAATACCCTGTCCCTTGCAATTAACTTATATTCCATTTTTTACCCTGGGAAAATTTTTTTCTAATATGGGATTTAAGTATATTTAAGGTCTCTCCTAAACAACTCACAATATAACTCACCTCATCTAAAGGACTTATACTTGTCCCCCACACCCTCTCATAGAGCAACCTTACAGGCATTTTTTGACCCCAGAAAATTTTTTTTAACACTTGAAATAACTCTCTTGTTTTCAAAGTTTTGTAGGTTAGGGATGTTTGGAGTTTTCGCATTACCACAAAACCCCCCACAAAATATAACATAACACCTGCCAATTCACTATATCATACACACTGCATTTTGTCAACCCCTGTATCACTGAGACCCACACATACACTGCTAAGTATACCTCACTGTGTTTTCACAAGAATACTCACAGGATCACACATACATTCACTGAGTATACCCACTGTGAAGCACTGAATTTCCCCAAAATCCACAATTTCCACAGGGTAATTATACTTATTGTTCACAGTGGTAAGGATAACTGAACAGGTGGAATAATGATTTCACTTAGTGCCTCTCCAATTCTTTCAGTTTTTATATTGCACATTGGTCTCAGTTCTTCTATTAACTGTGCCTCACAGTCTGTATCACTGACCACATCAAATTGGAAATTATCAATACCACAATTGCCCATGTAGTAGTGTATATATTGACACAAAAACCTTTCATTATACTTTCCTACACACTTCACTGCTGATTTGTGAACACTCCACCTACTCTCAGGATTCACACTTTTGCCCACATATACCACTTCTCCATTGAGTTTATTTGTAATGGTATAAGTATACACTATCCTCACATCTTCACTCATAATATAACTCACAATACTCACAGTCAATTATACTGTCCCTCACTGGTTTTTGTCAACTTGTGCCACTAATCTTGGTGTCCTGGGTGTCTTGACTTTTGGGAGGGTTTGTGATACAATGGGGGCCAAGATCACAATAAGATGCACCATTTCTAGACACAATAACTATAAAACAAGGATTTACAGTAGATAATACATATGATTCACACTTTTTCCCCAGATATACACAAAACTGTTGAAAACTCAACTATATTTTTTTAACCATTTATAAATGTCTTAATTTACACATAGTTCATCCGCAGTTACCATACATCAAGTCTAAACTTAGTCTCTAGATCATAGTGTAACTCACTGACATAAGACCATTCTAACCAGGCAACACTTTTCTGATCTTCAGTTATACAGTCATCAATTTGTTTGTGTAACTGATCTTTGAGATGTTCTAGTCCATTGAGTATTCTTTGTGCATCCTCTGGACATAACTCAAGTTGGAAAACTTTGTTACTTTTGTGTGTCACTTCTCTTTGACTTTGTTAACTGCAGTGGTGATAGATGTGGTCAGGAGAATACATGTATCATTGTTGAAGACAGCATACACAGGTTGCTTAGTGTTGATGTCAAAAGTATACTTAATGGTCATTGAGTTAGTTGTTGAGTTGTAGTGAATGGGTGAAAATGTACAATCAATTCCAGAGTGCATTAGCAACTACATCACCAGCACCTGCTACATTATCACGCACAATCAAACGCAGAGTTTCAGCACCTTGAGGTTGTTTGTGCATTTCACGAATGTTATCTGCAGTGCGAGGATCATTAGCAGCATCAGCAATCATTTCTGCAATTTGGTTAATCATTTTATCCATGAGAGGAGTTGAGTTGTTGAGAATGGGTGAAAGTGTATCCAGCAAGATTACCAAAGTTCTGAGTCAGTGCTTTATACTCAGATGTGGCAATGATGATCTTGATGTTGTTAGTGTTGCAATGTTGGA